AAAAAGAAATCCATTAAGCTGAAATGTCAGAAAGTGAGGCGGTAAGCATGGCGGCAGACAGAGTACCGATTGACCGCATGGCATCTGCCATTATGGAAGGATTGCAGGAATATGCAGACCTTGCCACCGATGATCTGAAAAAAGCGGTGAAGAAAGCCGGAAAATCCGTAAAGGATGAAATATCACAGACAGCTCCAAGGGACACCGGCAAATATGCAAAGAGCTGGGCAGTTAAAACGGTAAAGGAAACCTCCAACTCACTGGATGTGGTGGTGCATTCCAAAAATCGTTATCAGATCGCTCACCTTTTGGAGCATGGTCATGCCAAGCGTGGCGGCGGTCGTGTTGCCGCAAGACCGCATATCGCACCGGCAGAAGAAAAAGCGGTGCAGACCTTGGAGCTCGAAGTAGAAAAGGCACTGGGAGGATAAGCAATGGAGAAAATAGCAGAGATTCTTAAAAAAATTGGACTGCCCTTTGCCTATGACCATTTTGCAGAGGGTGAAAGTCCGGACCCACCGTTCATTTGTTATCTGATTCCGAACAGTGACAACTTCTCTGCAGACGGCAAGGTCTACTACAAAATCAACGAAATCCACATCGAGCTGTATACCGACTGCAAGGACTTGTCGGCAGAACAGCAGGTTGAAACTGTGCTTGATGAGCATGGCATTTTTTATGAGAAAAACGAAGTGTGGATTGAGTCGGAGAATCTTTACGAAGTCCTGTACACATTTGAAATGGAGGTAAACTGATATGCCTAAGAAAAATAAGGTAAAATTCAATATCTGCAATGTTCATTACGCTTTGCAGACCATCGGTGATAACGGAGATGTGTCCTTTGGCACTCCTGTTCCGATGCCTGGTGCGGTATCCCTTTCTTTGGACGCAAACGGTGAGCCGAGCAACTTTTATGCGGATGGCTACGCTTATTACACCATCAGCAACAACATGGGCTATGAGGGTGATCTTGAGCTTGCGATGATTCCGGAGTCCTTCCGCACCGATGTGCTGAAAGAAACACTGGATACCAATAAGGTGCTGGTGGAGAACGCCAATGTGGAAACGGCGAACTTCGCATTGCTTTTCGAGTTTGACGGTGATGTGAAGAAAATCCGTCATGTGCTGTATAACTGTGCGGCAAGCCGTCCGTCTATCGAGTCTCAGACCAATGAGGATGAGATTGAGGTACAGACGGAAACGCTGTCGGTCAAGGCAACTCCGCTGGCAAGCGGTTATGTGAAAGCCAAGACTGGGGATGATACCACAGAAAGGATTTATGCGGACTGGTACAAAGCTGTATATCTTCCGGCGGCAGCGACAGAAGCTGCATCGGATGTATCGGGGCAGAGCGTCAAGTCAAGTGTAAAAGCTGTGAAGGAGTGATAAGTCATGAGTATGATTCAGAAAATTGAAATTGACGGAAAGCAGGTGCCATTCAAGGCATCTGCAGCAATTCCTCGTATTTATCGCATCAAGTTCCATCGTGACATTTACAAAGACCTGGATGCACTTGGTAAGGCTGTGGGCAACGGCGATGCAGAAAATTCCCGTCTGGATATGTTTTCTCTTGAAATGTTCGAGAACATCGCCTATGTCATGGCAAAGCACGCAGATCCGTCTATCCCTGACTCTCCAGAGGAATGGCTGGATGAATTCAGTACCTTTTCCATTTACCAGGTGCTGCCGAAAATCATCGAGCTGTGGGGGTTGAATGTACAGACGGATGTTTCTTCTAAAAAAAACTTCGCCCAACTGACCGCCAAATGACAACACCGTTATTTCTGCTGCGCTGCGTACAGCTTGGTATTTCTATTCGTGATCTTGATTTGCTCACGATAGGAATGGTCAACGATATGTACGCAGAAAGTGGAAATGATGAGTATAAGGGATATTCGCAGATGGCTACGCAGAAGGATTTTGATGCATTTTAACGCTCGGCAGCAATGCCGGGCAATTTTTATGCCCGTTTTCGGAGAGGAGGTGCGCTATGGCGGCAAGCAGAATTAAGGGTATCACCGTTGAAATCGGCGGTGATACTACGAAACTACAGACAGCCCTAAGGGGTGTCAATTCAGAAATTAAGAACACCCAGGCACAGCTGAAGGATGTCGAAAAGCTGCTGAAGCTCGACCCCGGTAATACGGAGCTGCTTGCACAGAAACAGAAACTCCTGTCTGATGCTGTATCCGAAACCAAGGAAAAGCTGACCACCTTAAAAACTGCTGCAGAACAGGCCAATACAGCACTTGCCAACGGAGATATCGCACAGGAACAGTATGATGCCCTTCAGCGGGAGATTATCGAGACCGAACAAGACCTCAAAAAGCTGGAGGAACAGGCAAAGCAGTCCGATGCCGCATTGCAGAAGATTGCGGCAAACGGTGAAAAGCTGAAAACGGTCGGAGACAACATTTCTTCTGCCGGACAGAAAATGCTCCCTGTTACTGCGGCAGTTACTGGTCTTGGAACGGCAGCAGTTACCACAGCGGCAAACTTTGAATCGTCCATGTCGCAGGTTCAGGCAACTATGGGTGTGACGAAGGATTCTATGTCAACGGTAGATGGTCAGTCTGTCAATACGATGGATACGCTGTCCGAACTTGCAAAGAAAATGGGATCTGAAACCGCATTTTCTGCAAAGGAATGTGCAGATGCTTTGAACTATCTGGCCCTTGCCGGATATGATACTCAGCAGATGTGCGACACCCTGCCGACTGTCTTAAACCTTGCAGCCGCAGGTGACATCGACCTTGCATCGGCGTCTGACATGGTTACGGATGCAATGTCAGCCCTTGGTATGGGAGTCAGTGAATCCGAAAAGATGGTTGACCAGATGGCAAAGACTGCATCGTCTACCAACACCTCTGTGGCACAGCTTGGTGAAGGTATTCTGACCATCGGTGCAACGGCGAAGTCTATCAAGGGCGGCACTGCAGAACTGAACACTGCACTCGGTATCCTTGCCAATAACGGCATTAAGGGCGCAGAGGGCGGTACGCATCTGCGAAATGTAATTCTATCCTTGCAGAATCCTACGGATAAAGCAGCGGCGCAGATGGATGCTCTTGGAGTATCCGTCTATGATTCTAATGGCAATATGCGCTCCCTCAACGACATTCTCGGTGACCTCAATAAGAGCATGGATGGCATGACTTCAGCAGACAAAGCCAATATCATCGCCACCATTTTTAATAAAACTGACCTTGCATCGGTCAATGCCCTGCTTGCGAACACGGGCGATACTTGGGACAGCCTGCAAAGTTCCATCACGAACAGCGCAGGAGCCGCACAGCAGATGGCAGATACTCAGCTGGATAACCTACAGGGACAGTTGACTATCTTGAAATCCGCACTTGAGGGACTTGCCATTTCCTTTGGGGAACTGTTGATGCCAGCTATCAAGCAGATAGTCGGATGGGTGCAGAAGTTTGTGGACTGGCTTAATAGCATGGACGAGGGCACAAAGAAAGTGGTCGTAACGGTTGCATTGCTTGCAGCGGCTATCGGTCCCGTTCTTATTATAATTGGCAAGGTAATCTCGGCAGTCGGCACAATTATGACGGTGGTGCCAAAAATCGCAAGTGCCATCAGTGCAGTTAAAACAGCATTTGCGGCTCTGAATGTCACGATGCTTGCCAATCCGATCGTTCTCATTATTGCAGCGATTACCGCACTGGTGGCGGCTTTTATTTATCTTTGGAATACCAATGAGGGCTTCCGGCAGTTTTGGATAGATTTGTGGGAAGGTATCAAACAGGCGGTCATTACTGCCTGGAATGCAATCACATCCTTCCTGTCTACGGCATGGGAGAGCATCCTTTCTTTGGCGCAAACGGTCTGGGGAGCAATATCCGGTTTTTTCACTACACTGTGGGAAGGCATCAAGGGTGTGTTCACCTCCGCTTGGGAAACTATCAGCGGAGTCATGACCACCATCTGGAATACGATTACTTCCATCTGGCAGAGCATTTATGACACGATTTCTCCGCTCTTGGAGGCGTTCCGTTATCTGTTTGAAACAATTTTTGAAGCTATCCGTATCCTGATAGAAAGAGCATTGACCGCTGTTTCGCAGAAAATCAGCGAGATATGGAACGGCATTGTGACCTTCCTTACACCGATTCTGGAAACCATCAAGAACATTTTCCAGACAGCCTGGACGGCAATTCAAGCCGTTATTACAACGGTGCTGACGGCAATTAAAAATGTGGTGACCACCATATGGAATGCCATCAAGACGGCTGTGACAACAGTGCTGAACGCCATCAAAGGTGTGGTTTCTTCTGTATGGAACAGCATCAAATCTGTGGTTACCACAGTGATGAATGCTATAAAATCAACGGTCACAAGCATCTGGAACAATGTGAAAACCGCCATCGGCAACACCATCGGACAGATCTACAATGTGATCCATTCCGGCTTTGAAAAAGCGATCGGCTATGTGAAGGGGCTGGCATCCCAGGCATTCAACTGGGGCAAAGACCTGGTTATGGGTATCGTCAACGGCATCAAGTCCTGCATCAGCGCAGTATCCGATGCTGTAACTGGCGTTGCAAATAAGATCCGTTCTGTCCTGCACTTTTCTGTGCCGGACGAGGGACCATTGGCAGACTATGAGTCTTGGATGCCGGACTTCATGGCTGGACTTGCCAAAGGCGTCGAACAGAGTAAGGGCCTGGTAGCCAAGGCAATGGACGGTGTTGCTGCGGATATGGTCATCAATCCGCAGATTGGCAGAATGGAAACAGAAACCGCTGCAGTGTCCGCTGGTACGGCAGACACG